TGCCAGTTGCGTTCGATAAAGAGAGTGAATCGCTGACCTCGTTTGACGTAGGTCCCGTTCGATTGTCTGCGTAGTTGTGCTTGCATGGCATTCATAAAGGCATGTAAGAATCACCGACTTTGCGGGCTGCGGAGAGGATATCCGCGAAGCCCTCGCGGGAAGAGAAATAGCGTTGACGGCCATCGGCGAACTTCACGCAGAGGCCGTTGTAGGCAAAGCAGCGCACCACCTCAGCCGGGAGCGGCTTTTTAAACGGTGGGTCATTGACCAGAACAAAGTCGCCGGGTCTGAGCTGTCGATGGAGTTGGTCGAACATTCTCATTAGACGTTTTCACCTCGGCAGCTGCTGACTGATTTCTCGGAGAGTTCCGGCACAGATAGAGCTGAAAATATTCTCTCGATGCCGTGCAACCCAGCGGACACGTTTTGTGCCCAGGGTGAAGTGGGCCCGCGTGATGCGCCAGACGCCGTCACCGTAGCCGATATATTCGCCTCTATTGAAGGCGCTGCGTTCGATATTAGGAAGTGCTTTCATTTAGCGTCCCTCAGGCGTCCTGAGACGTCATAGCGTACCGGTTCAATCTTGGTTTTGACGTGGCACTCTTCGCGGATCTCGCGAGCGATGCGCTCTGCGGTTTTGAGGCCGAGGGGACCGTCTCCCTGCGGTTCCCAGCCGTTGCCTTCGTCGATGAATACGAGGTACTTCATTACTTGTTCCTCGCTTCCCAGATGCGGTCGGCGCAGTTAATGTTGCCTGCGGCCTTCGAGAGGAAGGTCGAGGAGGTCTTGACGTTCTTGAGCGCCTGCTTGAGCCAGTGCTTGCGGTCAGCATCGGTCTCACGATTAATCTGCTCTTCTAGGCGGAAGGCTAGAGTGTCGAGCTGCTCGTGGGCGTTGTAGCGGAGGTTACTGAGGCTTCGTTCTGCTTGCATGACCGAGAACCTCGGCGATGCCATTTGATTTGTCAAATGCTATTTCCGTTTATATGCGCTCACATAAACTCTGGAAAGGATGTAGCGCTTATAATTTTGAGAAAATAAGGCCAAAAGCGGATGGCCTTTAAACGCACGAGGTTGGCGCTAGCCGCGTCGGAGGCCCGAGTAGGTAGATTCTACACTTGGCAAATTATAACGATCCTGGGGCATCCTGGCGCGTTTTAGAGCCATCGAAAGATTCGGTTAAAACGATGGCGAAAAGGGCCACTTCGTTGGTTTGGCCGGTCTTATTGGCGTCGCTAGTAATCTCCATGGCTTCCTTGAATGAGTAGTGGCCCGCATCAAAGATAGAACGGGTATAGCCTGCGCTGCCTCCGCGCCACCATGCTGCGTGTTCCTCACTCCAGATGAGGAACTGGGGCTGAGCCTCAGCTGGCATCGGCCTCGGCCTTGTCTATTGCGGCCAGGAGGGTCTCTACTTGAATCTGGAGCTGGGCTTCGGCGTCCAGCAGCATTTGGAGTTGTCGAGGAGTCAGGGTGCCATTCATAAAGTGTTCAAAATCAAGGAAAACGTGTTAAGAATTCTTAAGGAAGATAGAGCCGCAAGAGCTGATCAATACATTGGTCTGGATTGATCCGCCTGGGCCAATGCTCCTCAAATATAATGGACAACGAAGTAGTAAAGACGCTGCAGCCAGTGACGTGCTTGTAAGTCCAGCCTCCGGTGATGAGGCCGTAGCCGGTGAGTGGGCAATCGCCGTTTACGCCTCGGATCTTGAACTGAGGATAGACGAAAGGCTCGCGCAAGAGGCCCGATTCGTCGACCCACAGGAGATCATCATGGCACCGGATCGAGTGGATTAGCTCGCAGTCTAAGAGCTTGTGGATATCGGCTTGGTCGGCCCAGTCGACGAGCAGGGGAAAGCATTCGCATTTAAATGGATCTATTAAGAGGGCCCGAATCTTGACAGGTGGCGTCTCAACTGGTTTCCTCTGGTTTGTCGTAAGCATGCCTCAAAGTACTGACAACGATCCGGTTTTGCACGCATTAAATGCGGCCCGCGACAGGCAGCGAACCAACGTGGTTCCCATGCGTCTGCCGGAGCCCACGACGTTGGCCCCAGACGCGCCCGCGCCTCACTTAGGTGAGTTGATAGCGGAGCTGGGCCCAGCACGCGTCCTAGACGCTCTGAAGGCCTGGGACATGCGCCTGAGCGGCAAGCCGATCTATGAGGTGGCGCATGAGTTTTCGCTTTCTATCGAAGCAGCCAAAACTCTAATTAAGGAAGCCCATGCGGCCATCGCCGAAGACATCAAAGAAAACGTGGAACAGAATCGTGCTCTGGATCTGGCACGAGTTGATGGGCTTTTACAGACCTTCTATCCCGCTGCCAAAGCCGGGGACGACAAAGCGGCGACGATTACCCTGAAGTGTATTGAGCGGCGGGCGAAATTGACCGGCACAGAGCCGGACGAGCGCAGGCCCAGTGGCGAGCCGCGTAACGTCCTAGTATGGGTCCAGAACCAGTTGCCAGCCATCAACCGACTAGTGGACAGCCTGCCGGTAGAGCTGGCCCCAGGAGCACCACCATGAAGCTAATTGATCGAATCTTGATTCAGTTTTTTGCTCCCTCGATTCGTAGAATCGTAGTGACTATTGTTGGTGGCTATCATGGCAACAAACCAATGACCAGCTACATGATGCATGATCTGATCGGCTGGGCTGAAAACTTCCTAAACTGCCGGAGATGACAGAAGACGAACTCAAGAAAGCAGAGGAATTGGTCGAGAAAGAGGAATTCGAAGCGTGGCGCAAGCTGATGGCTGAGAGCTTAACTAAAGAGGATCGCGACTGGTTAGCCAGAGGCGGGATTGTATGATCACAACGAACACGAGCAAACGCTCGAGCAACATCCAACAAGTCAATTATGATCCGGCCAATCAAGCCTTAGAGATCACGTTCAAGAGCGGGGGCCGATACCGGTATCACAATGTGAGCCCACTGGATCACCAGAAGTTCATGGAGTCTAAGAGCCTAGGCAAAGCATTTAATCAGATGTTTTGGGGCAACGCGAAGCGGCATCCATCGCAGAAATTAGCGCCGACCGACAACGAGCGAAGCGGAAACATTAAGTGATTGCAACCATGCTCTCGGACATGCGATGCGACAACTGCCACGAGCTGCAAGCAGCTTTATTCCGGCACAAGGAGATGGGCGATCCCAGCCCAAAGGGTTGGTGGTGCCAAGAATGCCTGCATGAGGCTGGGCAGGATCTGGACGAGGAGACTTTGCGGTTAGTGAACATTCTAAGGCGAGGCAACCGGCGCGATGACTGATCCAGAATATCGAGATGCGGTAGATGCGTGTTTAGAAGAAGCACGAGGCGGCAATGAGTTCTGGAATCAACGATTCGTGGATGCTTTAGCAGCACATGGGCTGAAACTGGTGCCTATTGTCAGTGAGAGCTTGCCGACCAAAGACTTCTATCTAAAAGCTCCAGTACCTTTCTCGGTAGGGCTACCGGTTTGGCCTGCCAGTTACATTGAGGAGCTATGAGTGAACTGGGCGAGAAGCTTGCAGAGCATGTCGCGGAGCTGATAAACACGTTAGAGGAACTAGCTTGTGAGCAGCCGCAGAAATATTTTCATACGCCTTACCAAACGTTGCATGACCGTCTCGCGATGGCCTTAGAAAGCTACCAAAATGCCAGCACCAATCGACTTCCCCACGCATTGCAAAAACCTCCGCAAACTGGTCAAATCGGTAGCGGCGGAGGTGAATGATACGCACGGCCATCCGGTGTTCAGCCAGGAGGATGCCAAGAGCGAGGCCAACTACGACGAGATGGCGGCGAACATCGTGCTTTGCTACCGGCACTTGGAAGACGCGGCGATGAGATTGGGTAAAGCCATCCAGGCCTATGACGGGGGCAAGAGCGTGTACGACAAAGACTAAGCGCGATGAGGTTTGAGGGTTTAAGCTATGGGGAGCTGTTAGTTTTATCCAAAGCACTGTTAATGCGAATAAGGCAACTGGATGGGCAACTGCGGATGCTAGATGCGCAACACAACCGGGACAAATGGGAATACCGGGGCAAGGAAACGGAGCGGGCGATTTGTTATGAGATTCTCATTGAGATCGGCAATTTGCGTCAGGATCATACCGAGGTGGATAAGGTGATCGAGATGGAACCTTAGAGCGAGAGGTGAGCCAGGGAGGATTCGAACCGCCATCTTAGGGCTTCCGCCCAACCATTTTAACCAGGGTTGCCGGTCGGAGGATTCGAGGCGTTTCATGATGTGATCAGCACCACTTGCCGCTCCGAGCTGCGCAGTCTCCCCCGTCTTGGCACCACTTAAACTACTGGCTCGAGAGAGATTCTCGCAGGTTCAAATCATTTGTCAATTGGATATTCAACATGACTCTAATCAACGTTTACTGGACGCCTCGGATCAACATGCTGGTAGTGTTCTGTGACTGCGGCGAGATCCTGCACCGGCCCAGCAACTATTCGATGGTGCAATGCCCGGTCTGCCGGAGAGCACAGTTGTGGCATGATGGAGATCCGAAGCCAAAGAAAGGCCGTTGGAGCGAGCCGGTAATGACCAACTTGGTATTGACTCGAGACTTCGATCCGGTTAAAGCCGAGCGAGCGAAATGAGCCCTGAACTCGAGACTTGGCCCTGTCACATCTGTGGCCGGGAGCGGCCCGATGCCATGATAGCAGTGTGCAGTACAGACTTATCCGAGGAACGCGGATTACCGGCTGGCACGCTCAAACAGAACGTGCGTTACTGCAACGACAACAACGCCTGTTTAGAGGCGGCAAAAACCTACCGGTTTTTAAAGCGATGAGCGAAGACAAGCCACAGATGCATGCGGTGCCGGACGACCCGGCGCACCCAGAGACGAGTGCAAGCCACGGTGAGCCAATAGTTGATACGGCAGAGCTATTAGCCGACATCGGGAGCCAATGCCGGTTCATGGGTGCAATTTTGAGGGACATCCAAACCCAGCTCTCGCGGATCGAGCGCGGCGTGCGCCAAGAGCCGGATATGCAAATGGAGCAAGCCAAACAGCACCAGAGCATGAGACAATGAGCACAACAGTCGTCTGTCTGCGGGTTAAATCCTACCCTGAACCAGGGACAGAGTCGAGCATGCGCAAATGCGACCAGTGCGGCGAATCGATCTGGCTAGCCAACTCGAGCCCGAAGCCGGACCACTTAATCTGCGTACCGTGCTACTATGAAACCTTGGCGATGGATGAGCAAATCTTCCACAAGCCCGAAGAGCTGCCTGTCACCGAAGCCATTAGCTCGCCAGCCGCCGAGTAAACCCGAAAGCTAGTCATACTAATGCGTAGCCACGGCCTGCCTTCCAAGCTCGTGCCGTGTCTCATCTGCCACAAGCCTTACCGGCGCTCGCCCGGTCGCGGCAACCGTCACTACTGCAGCCGCCGCTGCTACAAGATCTTTTGCCGGTTGTGCGCGATCACGCTGCAGAACGATATTCTTAGGAGCAAGATCCTCGAGCATGCTGCTTCACTCGTCGATCTCGCCGCCTGATTGAGCGGCCCGCAGGCGTGCTCGTTTGGCGTCGATGCGTGCCATCGCCGCGCGGATGTCGGCCATCCAGTCTACAGGAGCCGGTTTGCCGAACTGGGAGTGATACGCCCCGTGGCAGGTGCTACAAAGCCACATCCGGCGCTCTGGGTCGTTGTAGTCGATGTGGTGGCATTCGGCAGGCTCAGTGCCACAGACCTCGCAGGGCTGAGGCCGCATGCCCAGGTTGCGCGTTACGTGGTAGTCCCTGGCCCTGGTGCGATGCTTAGCTCGTCGCTCTTCTGGCGTGTCCTGAGTATGCTTGCCCATAGGATAACATCATACAATGAAGAATTATGTTAAATAGGATTCGTTGAGGATCAACGACTTACGACGAACGCGGACTTTTTACGCTCTAAGCGCTCGTGACATGTCATCGGCCCTCTCTGCCTAGGGATGGTCACCCTCCGAGCGTTGTTTGGAACACGAGGCCCCCCATTGCCCGCTGCAAAGGGTGGTGAGAGCAGCGCGCCACCCACGCTCGAGCGCAGTTGGATTTTCTTAAAAAGGCCTCCCCGGCTCTCGTAAAAAGGGTCCCATCTGTGGAGGGTGGTCGTGTGCATACAGATATGCGAGAGTATGGTATGAGGAATAAGAGTCAAGCGGCGAGGGAGGCGGCGTATGAGCGGGTGAAGGAATGGCGGAGGAGGAATCCGTATCGGCACAAGAAGCAATGGGAGCGGAGCAATGAGCGGCGGCGTGTTAGGGAGGCGTATAAGAAGGGCTTACAGATATGCAAGAAAGGGGTAGAGAAGCCTGGGATAGAGGTGGAAGGGTTTTGATGTGAATAACTTGACGGGGCGGGCGGGATGGCGGATTTACAGATACAATGAAACAAAATTATCCGCTGACTCTTGCAGCGGCGAAGAAGAACAAGAGTTCGCTATGGGAGCTGGGGGATGCGCTCCTGAAAGAGTGCCCGGCTGATTCTAGCAAAGGCACATTGGATGAAGTTGTAACCTACTTACAGGCTAACGGACAGGAGTATACTGGAGAATGGCTCCGGCAGATGCGGCAAGTGGCAGCGGCGTTTCCTCCTAAATCGAGGCGCCTCGAATTATCGTTTGTGGTTCACCAAGAGGCAGAGACTCCACAAATGCTTGAGGCCGTCATTAAGGGAGCGCCTAAAGGGGCGGTGATCAGCCACAGGTACGTCCGCAAGATTGTGGACCGAATTCGAGATCACGAGCAACGGGCGCGCCGGGAGGCTTTCGAGAAAGCCCAGGCTAAACGCGAAGCAGCTGAGGCCAAGGAGAGGGAGAAGTTAGCTAGGGCTAAAGCGGCCAAAGACGCTACCGAGCGTAAGGCGCTGGAAGAGGAACATCGGGAAGCAGCCAAACGAACCGAGGCAGCAAGAAAGGCGGAACAAGCGGCCAAAGTGCCTCCCAGAAGGCAAATGCCTCCGCTCCAGCCACCCGCCGAAACAGAGGTGCCAGTGCTCCTTGCTGAGGCCACTTTTACCGCCAATGCCGAGCGAGCAATCGTCTTGGCGCGGGAAGCAATCGAAGTAATCGAGGGCAGCGTCCATGAGCTGACTGTCAAAGGGGTCGCCGGTCTTACCGAATGTGCTCTGGAAGCAGCCAATGCCTGGAAGGAAGCGGCCCAGCTGGTGCGCAAGGAAGTTGTCGATCAACGAGGACACTTGTCGGTGATGGAGCACTAGCTTATGTCAGGAACAATTCCTTTCCCAAACGGAGGCGGCGGTGAGCCGCCCGAGAGACGGTCTAAAATGGACCTCTTGATAGACGAGCTTTATGTGGTTCTCCCCTCAAAATCGATGAAGGAAATCCAACAGAAGCTGATACCTCTAGGCCAGGAGGTTAGTCTAGCCATGATCGGGCAGGCGCTCTTTCACTTAAGGAAACACGCTGCCCAATATGGCTGGAGTGTCCCTCATGTAAAACGAGGTCCCGACCCAGAGGAGCGTTGCTACTTTCCGGTTTTAGTGGACGACCAGGGCAGCTTTATCATGGATGAAAAGTACCGGGCATATGCCCGACAAGGATTCAGAGGCACGCTTAGTCTCATTTCCAATATGGGGCAAAACGAGGTCACGGCACTTCGCATCGCACTCAAATACATAAAAAGCCGAATCAAACGCGAGCGACTCAGTGACTCGCTCGATGACGTTGAGTATGCGGCCAAGAAGGTGAGACTGGCTCTGCGGGCAGTAAACTCGCGCGAGGATTTCTAAAAAGGAAGGGCCCTTATCGGTGCTAACGATAGGGGCCCCAAAGGGTCAGAATTCTGTTCGACGACATCTACGACATTGCGCAACTACGCGCAAGTAGGTGCAAGTAGGTGCAGGGAAGTGCAAATGGGTGCAATTCCGCTCCGAGCGAGCGGTTTTCCAGCGCTGGAAAACCAACGGCATGCGTTGGAATTGGACCGAGTCTTAGAGGTCGCATTCGATCCCTGGGCGGGTGGGCCACTCGTAGAGATCGGTGGAGCGCCCGTGGCTTTTCTCGGTGCGCATATGCTCCTTCAGCTCCAGCGGGATGATCAGTCCGGCGCGTATCCAAGAGTTAGTCATAGCACCCCAGGTGTTGTGATGGTGGGGCCTGCCCACTATCGGTTCTAAGGCTAAGCGCAGGGTCTCGATGCTGAAGGGGGCATCTACCGGCTCGCGCATCAGGAAGGCAGTCGCCCGCGCTTTCCAGGCTTCGCGCTCGTTGGCTAAGACCTGGGCCATGGCCGCGTCCCCGGCGAGCTGGCCCGGTGTGCGGAAAGGCACTACTTTTCGTTTCGCGCTCATAGGTTCATAAGGTCTAGGGGAGCCGGGGTCTCACCGGCCCATGGATCGTTGTTGTCCCTCGGAGCGGTAAACTAGCGAGTTCTCCAGAGGTCACGGTCAGCGGACAGCTGATCCCCTAGTTATAAAAACCGCCTCCAGAATCGCCTCAGAGCTTCCAAAAGTCCCACCCTGGTGGATGGGACCTCTTTCGGGCTAGGCGCGGCGCTAGGGGCCTTAGCGGCGATCCAGTGGTACTTAAAATCGGGCAGCAGCTCGTAGTAACCGGATACATTGCCTTCGACGTGCAATTTGTAGTTCTGTTCCGGGTACACCGGGTTAGGGCCGTCCAGCGGTCCTCCCACAAAGTCAATCTCGCTCCAGGCGCTCACCGGCATCGGCTCTTGCTTGTAGCCCGCCGGTAACCCGGAGGCTCCCAGCTGGTTCTGCTGGATCTTCTGCGCTTGGGCCGGGTCGATCTGAGATTGTATGGAAACAAATCCTTGCACGGGTTCGCCCGTCCGAATCGGACAGTCCGGGTAATGGCCGTCCGGCCAGGAGCCGCCACACACCTGACAATGCGGCCCTGAGCCTAGAGGGATATGCCAGTAGGGATTGGTCATGGTAACTTCTTCCAGTCATGACATTGATCCGCCGCTTTAGGGGTCAGCGCCTCTTCCAGCCGCTCGAGCCGCTCCTGCAAATTCTCTAACTGGGCCGTGTGGTTCGCTAAGAGCCGCCTCACCGTTTCAATCGCCAGTAAGGTGTTCTCCCGCAACACCCGCACCTCGCGTAAAATGGAATCTTCGCTCATGGCTTGATCCCGTCCCAGTTCGGATAGAGCCTACTGAAATCAATCCCGGCGTTTAAGATCCGCGCCATCCAGCTCTTCATCCCCAGCTGGTTAGAACACATCGAGCCTAACTTCTCGCACTTGCCGTCCTTGCCCCGGATGATCTCCCAGCTCCAGAAATGCACATCCTCCGCTCCCGTGCCGATCAGGCAGAAGACCATCTCTTTTCTGTCAGGCCGGTTCATGGGTCGGACGAAAGGGCCTTTGTCTTCTGGTTTCTGGGTCGCCGTCCAGGCCTCACTGACCAAACTCCAGGCCCGCGCCCCCTTCTGCCCAATCTCCACGGCCACCTTCATCAGCATCGCCTTTTTCTCGGCATCATCTTTCCAGGGGCACCCAATGATTTCAACCCCATCGCCGTGATCGACTACCACAGTCGAGATCACCTGCGCGTCTGTCCCAATCAGGACACGGGAAATAAAATCGTGCGCCGTAGTTGCCAGATTATCCACCACTTCAGCTTCTGTTTGCGTGCTCATTCAACCCTTGGTATATCATACCCACCATGGGCCGTCCACCAATAGGAAAAGAAAAGCTCGCCGCGCATAATCGCGCCCAGGTTAAACGCTGGAAAGAAAAGAACCCCGAGAAGCTCAGAGCCCAGAAAGAAAGAGCCACGACCCGCAAACGGATTGAGCGGACGCAAGAGAAAAGGAGAATGGACCCGACAGGGGAACTTGCTTATGAACCGCTCGACGGTATAGACAAGGCCCCGGATGCAAAAGAACCCGATCTCCCTGACTCTGGCCCTGACCCAGATCCTAGAACTGGAGAAGGATATTCAACACGTACGCCCGATAGGGGCCTTGAGCGCTCATCTCCTATGGACAATTCACAAGTACCTGCGAGTCCTGGCCCTGCTCTACAAGGACGCCCTGGTATCATCGAACCGCCTGGATTTGCCGAGGAAGCCAAACGACACAACGACTTCCACAACCTCAAAAGTCTCCACGATATCAGGCTCAGACTTGAGGGCAAAACTCCGCCGGGGATTGAGATAGAGCTATGAAAGTCAGGCAGCATATCCCCGGCTTTGTCGATTCCCGGCCCGTGATCGCGGAGGTTAAAACCCAAGCGGAATTACTGGCGCTGCCTTTCATCCACAGGTGGAGTGAGGAGTCGCCTTACATCGTCCACTCGCCCTTTCACCGTTTCAGCGTCCACCGCAACTACTGGGGCAATGCCTCCACTTGGCCGGGGGACGGCAGGACCGATCAGCTCCACTTGCTCCTGGCTGAGTTCCGCGAAGGCCGCGAGTGGTGGGTGGTTGCTAACCTCTCCGGCGAGGACTCCCTCCAGATCCTCGAAGGTTTGCCTGAGTGGGAGCCCAAAGACAAGTTGTCAGCTGACAACTAGCTTAAGCCAAGGTTGTGCTGACTAGCCTGCCCGCCGGAACCAACCACTGCGTCCGCGCCGCCGGGGCCGGTCAAGCCTGTACTGATCATGTAGGTGTAGGGCCCGGTCGTTGAAGGGAAGGTTAGCGCCCGCAGGTTGTATGGCGGCACTCCGACCTTCTGGGTCCAGGCGCTGGGCATCGGCTTAACCGGCTCGCCGCCGGGGCCAAGCACATAGCAGGGATAGGGTCTGGATGGCTGGAAATGGACCTGCTGGACGTTTTGGACTACCGGCTTGGGCTTTGACCCTCGGTCAACGCACATCGTTCCTGGGCGATTGTAGGCGCTTGGCCAAGTCGTCTGAAAGGGAGCCGGTTTGCACGGTGCTGGCTTCCAGCCACTGAACCGGCAGCAGCCCGAATAGGGACTTTGGAAGAGAACCGACTCGATCATAGGTCACAAAAAGGAAGGTGTCGGGGGGCTGGTTGCCCAACCAGAGCACCCGTTGCGGACCACGGACAGACGGAACTATTCGTGGAAGCATATGCACTCTTTTTCCCCGACAACGCGTTCAACCTCAAGCGGTCGTTTTCTTTGTCAAGTCCTCATTTTCTTCGAGGGATGGGTCAACGCCTGTCCTAGGGTGAGGTTAATAACTCACATTTCTCATTTGGTATATTACCCTATGACAATCTTGGAAAAGCCGATCACCCGCAAGACTAAGAAAAACTTCATGCACTACCGGCGTCCGCTGATCGTGACGTTAGTTCCCGGCGACTTGTTAACTATCCGCGAACATAGATGCAAGCGGTTAGTTTACATCGATCTGCATGCCCTCTACGTGGAAGCCCTGCGCAGAACTATCGCCGCTGAGAAGCGGGAGAAGAAGAGGCGCAGAAAAAGTTAGGGCCCTGCGGTTAACAGGGCCCTAAGTGCTCAATGCCAATGCCGACAAAGAAGTTCCTAGCTAACAAACTTTAAGGCATAGGCCCAGCGTGTCAAGCCGGGTTAGATGGTGTTGGTGTTGGTACGTTGGGAACACCGACTACAATCCAGCCAGTGGTCGGACTCCACGCACTCTTCCACTCGATTAGCTTTTCACGTTCTGGTGTCTCCCCAGGGGGATTGGGCCAGACGGTAGGCGGGATCGGATGCGATACCCAGGGCGGTGAACCCGGAGGCACCTGTTCAGGCGGAATGACTATCGGAGGCATAGCCACCGGAGGCCAGCCTGGGATCGGCTGCGGATCTGGCGGGCTAATGTCTGGATAGGGTGGTTTCCCATTTCCTGTCGGCGGATTCGGCCAAACGGTCGGCGGAATGGGATGAGACGGGTAAGGAGGAGACCCTGTCGGCGGTTGCGCACCACTGGGCGGATTCGGCCAAACGGTCGGCGGAATCGGATGACTTGGATAAGGAGGTCCTCCGGTTGGCGGCTGGCCTGGAGGCGTCGGCCAAACTTCTGGCGGGATTGGATGGGACGGGTAAGGAGGTGGTCCTCCAGGCGCGATGGGATGCGCCGGATAGACAGGAATACTCGGCGGTGAGCCGCCGGTCAGGGGAGTAATTAGAGCAAGGAACGGTTCCATAACGCTAGCTTCTCCCGATCCGCTCTGTAGTTGTCAAGCGCTATCTCTAGCTTTTTAGGCAACAGCCAGAGGCTTAATGCCGTTCATGGCGATTTTAGAGTAGCCATCTAACTCCCAATCATCAGTCGCGATCAATTCCTTGTAATACTTGGTCCGGTAAACCGTGACGTGCAAAAGAGTGTTTGAATGGTTGGCTAACCAGTTCTGGCGAGCGTCAGTGTACTGGCTTATCCAGGCCTTCTCCTGCCCGCCGTTAGTAGGCGTCTTTGCGGGGAACCGCGACCGGATAGTAGGTAGGATCGAACCCGAATGCAGATAACTGTCACAGATGACCAGATTGCTCAGCGGCAGAACGAAGCCTTGGTCTGCCGCCCATTTGACGCCCGGAGTTAGATAGAACTTATCAAATAATTCTTCCTGGGTCTGCTGCATCACCGGGTCCTCGCCCGCCTCTTTTAAGAGGTTAATAAACTCGGCATTGTTAACTAGATCGGCCTCCCGCATCCTGCCGACAAACTTGTTGATCTGCTGGCTGAATTTCCCGGTCCTCTCCGCATAAGCAGCCACCAGCGGCCCCAGGTTGCCGTACTGGGTGAAGCCGATGGATAAAGTGATCTGCCGGACGCCGCCGGGCCCGTCCCGGTAAATGTAGACGTCGCTGTAGGCCATCTCCTGCTTACCTTGCTCCGCTACAATCAGAACATTTCTAATTTTCGCTAGTTCCTGAGGACTTATCATGAGGCACCTCCTTTGGTGCTTCCGTCCCTGGTTCGTCAGCTCTCAGCACTGCTGCAGTGCGAAATAAACCGGCGGCTCCGGCTAAAACTCCTAAACTGATCAAAAGAACTAACTCATCCACGTTATTAGAAAAGCCTTGGTTCTCGCCCGGAAACTTCCACCGGTCTATGCAAGCAACCCCGATCCCGACTAGGCCCGCCATAATCTGTCGGGCCTGATGGAAGGTGTCAGAGGCAAGGAACTTACCATTGCCATTAGCCATGGGTTATCCGCTCTGCGGCAGCGGCCACGTTTGCTGGGCGCTGAAGATGTCGGTCAAATAAACCGGCGGCGGCAGGAAGGCTTGGGATTCAGTCTGGGCCTGCGGATAGATACTGGCATAAGGGATCATGGCCCACGGTCCTTCTTCCGGGCTGTATTGGTAGCTTTTAAAAACGATGGTGCGAGGAACCGCAATTACCTGTTGCTGGTTCTGACCGCAGTAACTACTAACCGGGTTCATTTAAACTTCTTCAAGGTTTCCGCGAGTCGCGCCCGCTGCCCGACCTTGCCACCTTTTTCCGCAGCTTTAGCTAACTTTTTAGCCGGAATCTTCTGGCCCTGTTTAACCCCTAGATCCTTATGCAAAGCCCCTGGTTTTTTGATGGCACCCTTGATCCAATTCTTAGCCATAGATCCTTTCTACTTGGTTGGTGAATAGACTGCAGGTTGAGCGGCCAGCGCTACGGCTAGGGGCACCGCATAGGCGTTGCCGGTGGTGTTGTCCAGAATGATCAGGTTATTGCCCTGGACGTACATTCTGGCTTGGGCCGGAGGAGGCCCTGGCGTGACCGCTACGGGGTTGCCCACCCCAATGGTGCCTTGGCCTACCGGCCCGTAACCAGAACCCGCGTAACGGCCTTTGGCTGCGCTTAAAGCCGGGTCGCCGGGACCCGGTCCCAGCTCCATCGGAGGGGCTGGCTTGGCCGTATTGATGCCGGAAGTCTGGTTCTGGCCATTGTAAGGCGCGAAAGGCCTTGGCCCGCCTTCCCAGGCCGGGATCGTAGGTGGCCCCGGCGGGAAACTAATTGGCTGAAAAGGAGGATTGATGCTCATGGGGTGAAGATGTAAGCAGGACCGGCTTTACTTAAATCGAGTTTCCCATCTACTCCGGCTAAGAAAATGGCGTCCTGGCCAGCCCCTAGACTGGCTACCCAAGCCGGTGAAAGCAGAATGTTAGGAGCCCCCGGCTGGTTGGTCATACCAGGGAGCGGGTTAGTGGCCAGCGTCCAAGGATCGAAGCCTTTTTTAAGCGCGATCACTGTTTCCAGTGCGTTAGGCGCGTTAGGCGCAGTGCCTACTGGAGTCAGATAACCAGCACCAAGGTGCTGGCCATCCAGAATGACTAACAAGTCCTGCAGTGTGTTCATTAGCCTAGACCTCCAATGGTGCGGACAACGCCCGTGGGTGTCACCACCGAGCCTAAACCGTCAATGAAGCTTCCAGCCGGGAAAGTGCGTCCCGGCGCGGGTGTACCAGCAACCGGCCCCGACTCCCATCTGGTCACCGGATAGCCCCCGCTAGGTGGTGGCCAGACTGGGAAAGGCGGCAATCCTAGCTGACCGGCTGCTGGCGTAATTGGACTAGACATAAGTTTTTAAGTTCCTGTCGATCCCGGCCCCATAATCGGCGGGGGCTGGATCTGGCTGATTGACGGCGAAGCTTTCAGAGGCCCGGTCTCCCATGGCCGGTTATTGGGCGGCAGAGCTTGGGGCTGGTTCTGGCCGATCAAACCTGTCCCGCCGCTCTGCGGGTACTTGATCCCGTTAAAAGGCGGGGGCGGCTGCACCGTCGAGATGTTAGGCGGCTGCGGACTCCCGTAAGGATAAGGGTTAGTTACGGGCCCGGTTTCCGAGCCCGGAAAAGGCGCGCCGCCCGAAGGTGGTGGCCACGTTGGGAATGGGGGCGGCACAAAGGTCGTCGCCTCAACTTGTGGATCTCCGTTCATAAGTTTTATAAAATGCTGCGCATGAACCGTGTGGCAGGTTGGCCGGACTGCGCTACCGGCTGGAGCCAAATATCGAAGCAATCGACAATTAAGGAAAAGTTGGATGTCCCGCTGCCATTGTTAGTAAAAAAGGCGGTATACAGATCGGTGGTGCCAGGGGGAACCGAACTGTCCGTCACAGTCCCCATTAGAACGTCATCAATATAAAAACTGACTTGGCTCAGGGTCGCTACGATTTTAAATTTATGCCATGCTTGGTTTCCTACTGGGACTGTAGTAGGAGTAGCGACAACGGTAGCTGCGTTGCGGGTATATAGCTGCCAGTTAGCGTTGCTGTTAGCGGCAGCAAAAAAACCAGCGTAAGAATTAGCCGCTGCGATTAATGGACCCCCGCTATTGGTTAACCCGAAAAAGTATTGGTTAGTCCCGGCGAAAGATCCTGATCCAACTGTCATAACGCCCTGAATCGTAATCGTCATGTTGCCATCCAGATAGAGCCAATTATTCAGGATGGCGCGGACGTAAGAACTCGCGGTAGTGCCCGGACCGAGCTGCAAAACCCCAGAGTGACCGAGATAATTCCCTTTAGATAGAGTAATAATCGCACCGGCTCCTCCACTACTAGAAACTATAAATAGTTTGCTATAATTAGTATTGGCATTCGGTCCTCCATTAATCGTTATGAAATCATCCTGATCGTAATACTCGATGGTCGGAACGATCAGAGGATGACTAGCGTTATCGCCGCCCACGTAATCGGTGGCATTGCCGCTGACCGGATTCAGTAACCCAGCTTGGGTCGTATCCGCAATCGGAGCCTGGGCCGTGGGACCGCCCGTGGGTGACATCTTGATGATGTACACCAAGCACAGGAAGGGCGGCATCGTGTTGTGTCCTGCGCCGCCGCCAGTGTTTTGGTTAATGGCAGCAACGCTTGTAGTATTAACGTTTGCTACAGTCCAAGTCTGACTACCCGCTATCGGCAGAATTCCTGTCGTATTCACTGGAGAGTTATTCACGGTGTGTGCGTGCGCGTTCTGGATGTGCGTATGCACCGCCAGTTCCGCAATACTCAGCACGTGATTTTCCTCGCCGCCCGTGTCGCCTAAGTTGCGTGCAGTAAAGCCAGCCGCTGATCCGTAATTCAGGATGAACTTATTCCTGAGATCCGGTAGATTAAAGGTGGTCGATCCATCTCCCGCTCCGTAGGTTGTGCCAATCAAAGTAAAGAGCTGTGGATAAAGGGTGCGGGAGACGGCACTCCCATCAATGAGTGCCCAGCTGGCCGGAGGCGTCACACTAGGCCACGCTTTAATGGAACCGACTTCCGCGTCTCCGGCAGCTCCGGTAGGTCCAGCAGGCCCAGCAGGCCCAGTTGCGCCAGCAGGACCGGAGGTTCCCGTAGCGCCGGGGCTACCGATATCGCCGCCGGGTCCGACTCCGGCTCCGGTGTTAACTATTGTTCCTGGGATGGCTGCGGGCATAAAAAGAGGTTACCAGCCGGTGTCGGCGGTGTAGTGAAAGCTAGTAGTAGCCCCAGCAGCAACAGCCGGTAGGGTTGCAGTACCAAAGCTCGCAAGATAACTCTTTCCAAGACTCACTGACGTGACGGCATAATCTACGCCGCTGAATCTTGTCGCATTCGCGGCACCAGTAGCCCAGCTATATATTATCCCGGTTGGCAGTTTAGCCATATTTTTAGGAAATTTAGTGGCAGTATAAAAACCCGTAGTACTTCCTTGCCAAGCCGATGTTGATGCTGCGGCCGATGCTGTCCCAATTGCTGTTTCGTAATCGTAACTTTTGCAGTAGTAGCGCAAACACTCCTCATAATTCTGCGTAAACGGTTTATCAATTGGTGTCGCGCAAACCGCTCCCGGTTCATGCTGGACAAAAGCGACTGTGAAATAGGCGTTAGCTGTCGCCAGCCAATTAGTCTGACCCGGTGCGGCGAAGAAATTGCCGTTCTGCCATCCAGCGGCAGCCCCGCTAGGCGCGATAAAGGTCGAGCCTGACCCAAGGCAGATAGATAAGTAGTAACCAACCGACCCAGGGGTGGTTGCCCAGCCTCCTCCCGATACCCAAACCGGGATGTTAGGAATGGTTATCAGGGTCCATGTACCTGCCGCCAAGCTAAAAGCCGAGACGTACGTGTAAGTAGTGGCAGCGTTTCTCAGGCACAAAGTGAAATTACCGGCAACTGAACTATTAACTAGCAATTGAATCGAATGAACGTCTCCCAGCAATTCGCGTAATTGCGGTGCCTCAACAGCCTGTTGCAAGAAAACATATTCACCTGCCGCTAAGGTGGCTTGTGCGGTCGCGACGTTTAATTGCAGAACACGGGAGCTTATCTGGAAATTAGTGCCTGGGACAACGGATGTTAATACGCCTTGTCCCGCATTGACGGCACCAGTCGCCGCATTCTTATTTAAGTTCCAGCGATCACAACCGAATTTAATCACATTGCCCGCAGCCAAACTGATTGCATTGCCTACGTTACGCTGGTCCACTTCGAAGTTCGGGTTGCCGATGGCATTAAAACTACGCAGGCGCACGCTGGTGATGACAGGCGTGGGATCGGGCACGTAGATCCGGCTATCGCTGCCCAGCGTGGCAATATTCCCGGCATCGGCGCTGACACCGGAGGGAGGCAGGGCATGAGGAGCATTATCTCCACCTATATAATCGGTGGCATTACCGCTTACCTGGGCGAGCAGTCCCGCTGCCGTGGTGTTAGCTAAGGCTAGCGAGGGGATGGAAGGATTAAGCAGCGTAACTTGGTTGCCGCTGATATTAGTAACCTGAAGGGTGCCCGAGACCGAGGTTCCGCCAGCGGTCTTTACTTCCACGTACTGGCCCAAGACCAGCCAGGAAGCATTCTGGAAGGTGACTACTACCGTGCCCCCGATTGGCGGCACGGTAAACTGAGCGCTAGTAATCGTGTAAGCGTTAATGCCAGCTGCGCCCGCTGGACCTTGACTCCCAGTCGCGCCTGCGGGTCCTTGGGCTCCGGTAGCTCCGGCTGTACCCGGAATTCCTTGGGGTCCTTGAGCACCGGTTGCACCGGCTGCACCGGCTAATCCTGAGGGAATAACAAAATCAAAGACTGCCGCTTGCGGGGTTCCGACATTGGTAACATTGGCATTTGTGCCGGGAGCCCCTGTCGAAGTGGTGCCAGCATTAGCCGTAGCTGCGGCTCCAGCGGCTCCGGTTGCCCCAGCTGGCCCAGCTGGTCCAGCTGGGCCTTGAATCGGCCCTACATCTGCCCATTGACCGGGTTGGCTCCAGACCCAGCCATGGCCGGTGTCGGTCGTGACCCAGAGATCTCCGAAGGTGTTACCGGTTGCAGGCAGAGCGCTGAAAGTTGCTACTGATCCTTTTAGGACTACGCTGGTGCCATCATTGCCTTTTGGCCCGGTCGGTCCGGTCGGCCCGGTTGGCCCGGTCGGGCCAGGGACGCCCTGAGGTCCGCTTGGACCTTGGTTGCCTTGTGCCCCAGTGGTGCCTGGAATTCCCTGGATTCCCTGGGGTCCGACTGGTCCGATTGGCCCTTGGGCTCCGGTCGGTCCCGGTGGTCCTTGATAAGGGCCAGTGTCGATCCAGCTGTTCCCATTCCAGCTCCAGCCATGGCCGGTATCCAGGGTGACATAAAGGTCGCCCTCATTATTGCCGCTAGCGGGTAGGGCAGAACTGGTAGCAACGGTGCCTTGGGGGTTTAGCGGAGGCCCTGGAGGCCCGAGCGGCCCGACCGGACCTTGCGGGCCGATTCCGCCGGGTGGCCCAGGTAACGAAGTAGTTGTGATCTTGTCCGGTCCAAAGCCGGTGCCAGGGTCCTGATTGTATTCGGTGCCAAAATTCATGACCGTCATCCGGTCAAGAACACTGGTATCGACCACTTCGTAGTACCCGGCGCTGCCTCCGTTACCGTCTCCGATCACAATGGTCATCCCAGGGACAAAGCCTTGGGAGTTAGCAACGACTAAGACGACATTGGCGTTAACCGCAGGCTGGGTCCAGGGAGCAATGACGTTAGTGAAAACGAAAACGAAGGTGATGCCGTCATAGTCAGGCGGATCTAGCGGCCTGACTCCAGGCTGCATCGGACTAACAAAGTATTGGGTGCCGCTGCTCACGTTTTAATGATGAAGTTGATGCCGAGAAATGGCGGCAAGTTGTTGTGGGCAGCGCCACTTCCGGCATTAGCAATGGCGGTGGCGACTGAGAGTGCCGTAGGGTCAACCGTGACCCCGGCTGCGGTGCCTAGCGTACTCAGGTTGGGCCCACCAGTGGCATATTTCAGAGCGTTGAAATCTGATCCACGCTGGGCATCATCGATTAGCTGTTGCAGGTTATGCGCGTGCGCTGGGCTGGATGCGGTATGTGCATGGGGATTAGGGCTAACGGTTGAAGTAGCTGTATGCGCGTGCGTGGCCAGCTCAGCAGTGACTAGGGTGTGGGTCGCTTCGCCTCTTTGGCCGGAGGCAGTGACAGATTTGGCTAAAGGATAGTTAGCCCCAGCGCCCACCGGGAAAATGCCATTACTGAAAGGCGGCAGATTGAAGTGTGCGCCATCGACTGCTCCGAAGGTGTTTGAAATCACCGCATAAAGATTCGGAAAGGCGCTGATCGCAACGGAGCTGCCGTCACACACAAGAAAGCCGCCCGGAGGAGTCGGAGTCGGCCACATAAAGATGGAACCGGTAGGAGCCACTCCCATGAGCCCTTGCGGCCCAGCCGGACCAGCGACCCCAGCGGGTCCTTGGGGACCCTGGGGACCGGTGGCAGAGACGTTGTTGCCGACAGGTAGAACGGCACCTTCGGGCGCGCCGCCTGGATAACCCTGATTAACCAGGGCCATCGAATTGTTAGCTGTATTGACGCTCTGGACCGAGAAGTAATCGCCCGCTTCGATATAGACGATCTGGCCCGCGCTAAAGGGGTTTGCGTCCTGCACAAAGGCAGTGGCGACAGCCCCTACTGCGGGAACCGTAAAAGCTTGGGCTAAAGTCGAGAAAACACTCTCTCCCCCCGCTCCTTGCGGGCCAGGGGGGCCCACGGGCCCCGCGATTCCCTGCGCGCCACTGGGCCCGCGCAGATTAGCTGCGCTGACACTGGCTCCGGCCCCTAGCATTGTCCCACAAGGCGTGTTAGCCGGGTCGCCGCTATTCTGGATCTGGACTGTGTTTGGATCAAGCGGCGAGCCGATTACCGTGAAGGTCCCGGCTCCGGGGATAAAGATCAGCATCCCGGCACTCATCCAAGAGGTGTCGGTGACATGGATCGTATAGGGCGGATCTCCGACACACGGGATCTGGATTGCCTGGGCTAAATTGCTGATGGCACTCTTGCCCGAAACTCCCTGCGGCCCTCTTCCGCCCATTAAACCCGGAGGACCGATCTGACCTTGGGGTCCCGGTAAGCCGAAACCCGGTTCACCCTGTGGGCCCGGAGGCCCGCGCAAGACGTCCACAAAACTCCAGACAGGAGCTGCACCGGGAGGGGCCGAAGGCTGCGCTGCGTCCCAAAAGCCTCCGTCATCGAGTGTGTAACCTAAGTCACCAACAAAGACAGTGACTCCATCAATGGGCGGCAGCAGGGAGCTGGAAGCGACCTTAAAGAAGTTGGACACTCTTTTCTCTTTAGGGGAGAGGAAATGCCAGCTAGAGAGTTCTTCAAGAGCCTCACTTTAGGCACCCAAAAGACTAAAAGTCCAGTGTTGCATTTTTAAAACTCGAGGAGCACTCTCCATTTATCCCAAACAAGCCCAAAGGAACGATTCGCGGTCACAAGATCACCCAAGCCCAGCAGAAACTTTTCGGCACTGCAAGGGGCTTGCAGGAGAGTGGCGGCTCGTCCAAAACGGCAGCTGGCAAGATCGCCAAATCGATAGCCCCCAGCGATCTGCACAAAATCGCCTCTAAACCAAAATCGGGCTATCGAAAGAAGAAGAAATAGAATGGCAGGCAAATCAAAATCCAAAAAAGCGCCTCCAAAGCGCAAGGCTCAAGCCCGCAAAGCTCCCCCGATGGCCCCACCGGCTTTTGGCGGCAAGAAAAAGACGAAAATGCCG